CAGTAGGTAAACTTTGATAACCATCACCCTTTAACAACATTTTTACTTTACGAACTGAACCTCTTTCTCCTGATGGTAAAGTATTTGGTTCTAATTGAATTAATGTACCATCTTCATATAAAATGTTTTCTTCAGTTCCGACAGTTTGTTCTAATCTTAAATCTAATAATTCAAATTGTTCTTGTATTAATTTAAAACCACTAGCACCAGTACCACCAGCATCAAATGTTGTTGTAGTTGAATCAAATGATAAAGCATCCTCGTCAAAACCTGTTGTGTCACCTTCTAATATTATTTCACCAGATAAGTCTGTTGATTGAGATTGTTGTCTTGCAAAATCTACAGCAGATAGTTCTGATAATAATAATCCAGAGTCATCCTCTAATACAATATTATCACCTTCATCAATATTAGGTAATGCACTTTTATCTAAAACTACATAAGCATTTTCGTATGTTGCATCTTCTAAATCAAAACCAAAAGAATGGTTAACAACAACTTGTTCTCTCTCTTCAGTTGTGAGTCTACCTGGTGAAGTTTTTGTTTCTAATTGTAATGCACCACCAATAATTTCAACTTCAGCTGCGGCACCACCACCATTTGTACCTGAATTATTAAATATTAAACTATCACCAACTTTATAACCAGACCCTACATCATCAATAATAATTTCATCTATTGAACCAGAACCAACTTCTTTAACGACTAACTCACCTTGACTATTACCACCACTAACTGAAACATTATCATTTACCTCATAATATTGACCACCACTTGTTATAGTTGCACCAGTCAATAATTCTTGAACAACACCACTCATAGAAACATCAGATATACTTGATGCACCAGTTACAGTTTCACCAATAGTAAATGTTCCGTCTAAAGAATCTAATGCAACTTGTAGTTGTGCATATTGAACACCATCTTCTGTAAACTTTGTAACATTTTCTATAAGTATCGATGCACCAGATGATGAACCAGTGATAGTTTGATTTTGTAATTCAGTAAAATTTGAACCAGTATTTTCAATAACTCTCATAAACGAGTTTTCAGACCAAGTTGAATCTGAAATTCGTAACATATTATCTCTAGGATAAAATAATTCAGCCTCATCATCAAATAACATTCTGAAAAATAATTGATGACCTTTTTCTGTACCTTTTGCAGAATATAAATCTTTAATATTTTTAATTAATTTTCTTTTTGATAAACCTGATGCAAGAGTATTTGGTATACCTTCTAAAAAAGAATCTCTAAACTTATCTAAAAAATCAAATATAGTATTATCAACATTTGCATATTCTAAAAGTTGTTGAATATTTTGTACTGGGTTCGCACGGTATTTTGTAACTGTTGCTGAAGATAAAGATGAAGCACCAGTAATCGTTTCACCTGTGATAAATTTTTGATTTGAAGTTATATAAAGTTTTTGATTATTATCAAAGTCATCAACTAAAACTTGTGCAGTAGCTTTAGAAGTAGAACCTGTAATTGTTTCACCCTCTGTAAATTTAGAAACAGAATCTTGTAAAACAATCTTATCTTCATTCTCATCTAAAACATAATTTTTACTGATTGTTTCTTGGGCAACATAATTAACAGTACCAGATATTGTTAATTCAGCTGACTCTAAAAATTTAAAATAATCTTTTAGAAATCTTACAAACTTTGGATGGTCTGCTCTAACAAACTCTGGTAAAAAATCACTTAATATGGGTGATAGTTTTTTGTCAAAAACAGATTTAGACATTAGTATCCACTTGATGAACTAGAAGAACTTACAAACGAACTAGAGGTATCTGCAGTAGTTACTGCATCTGAACTTGTCGTTGTTGATGAACCAGCACTAGATGATACTGTATCAACAACACCAGTAACAGACGAATTAGAAATATCTATTTCTATTATATCATTTCTTAAAGGAACTACATCATTAGATGATGGAGTTGCAACAACTCTAACTTTTGTTGATGCAACATTATCAACATTTGAAATACTAATAATTGTTGCACTTGAAATAACTACTTTACCATTCAAATAATCTACTGTGCCGAATGCTGAATTTTGTATAATTCTTGTAGTACCTGACAAGAAATAAGTTTGTAATACACCCTTACCATCGTCTTGTAAAAATAACTCATTTGTGTTACCAGATAATTTAAACCCAGTAGAAGATATTACGCTTGAGTGTCCAGAGTGTGGATTAAAGAATGCATTGTTGAAAGCAATCGTATATGAACTAGATGAATTTAAACTTGGTGTAAATGTTTTAGACATTTGAACCGTTGTTATGTTAGAATTGATAGAAGGGTCAGAATCATCAATTTGACCTATTAATTCTGAATACCTAAAGGGTGCTGAAAATAATCCAAGATTGTTATTATTATAATCTGAAAGAGTTGTTGATACTAATGCAGCTAAATCATCATTTGTTTTTATTGTTGCAGTAGAGTTATATTTAAATGTTGTTGTTAATCTAACTGAAATAATTTCTGGGTCAACAACTTCTGGTCTAATAGAACTAACAACAAAACTTTTTAAACTAGTTTCTAAATTTCTTTTTTGTGTTGTTGTAAGGTCAGAGCCAGTTGTTGTTTTTACTGATATAAAAACTTTACCATAACTTGCAGGGTCATTATCTTCTCCACCCCATACTGAAACTGATTGTGTATTAGCAAAAAGTGTGGGTACAATAACTTTAAAATCATTTGTTGTAACTGCACGACCTTGACTTGCATAATCTAAAGGTGCATTTAATTTTATACTTTGAATATTTTCAGCTTCGGCACCACCTGTAGCTGAAGAAACTGTTGCAACTGAATTATCAGATGAACCACTAATACTACCAGGTGGTGTAAAAGTAGACGCACCATTTGCAACTGATTTATTCGTAACAATGTATTCTAATATAACAATGTTATTATCTGTCAAAGCTTTACCAATAACTCCATCACCAAAATAAACTTCAAATTGACCATTTTCTATTTCTTGTAAAAAATAAGAATTAGAAGTATCTGATACTTGAGATATGTCTGTTGCCAATGTAAAAACTGTTGTTGTGGTATCTGTCGATGAATTCTGTATACTTACAGTAAGAGTTGTGGTATCAGCATTACTGTCAGGTATAATAAATCTCTGGTCTACATTTGTTGAGTCTACTGTGTATCTCGTAGTAATTAAAGAACCCTCAAATAAATCTACATTATCAAAAGTCAATACATTATCAACTCTTGATTTTGTTCTTGCAGTATTTACTAGAAAATTATAAGTTATATCATCGACTACTGTTGAAAACTTTGTACCTCTTGCTAAAGTTGCTGTGGTTACAGATGTATCATTAAGAGTTATGTCAACTGTTGCTTTTGATGCTCTTACACTTCTTGGTGTATAACCTAAAGTTTTAGCGTGTGATACAACCGATGACCTCAATGATGCTGTATCAATAAACATTTCATTTGCAAGTAGGTTTGCATTCATAGAAAGATAGTGAGTATTATAAGATAATAAATCTAACAATGCAGACATACCAGAACCTTCGAAATCATAGTCTGTAAATTCTGATTGGTTTCTTAAAAATGTTTTTAGATTTGTTTTAATGTCATCAAAATCTAATTCTGAAATATCTAATCTTTTATCTGTTGTTGCCATTATTTTACCTCTACTATTGGTTCACTAGTGATAGAATCAGTATAATCACCTTTTGCTGAATTCTTATAATCTCTTGTACTAATTTCTTTGACTAACATACCATCTTTAATTGTGTATGTAATATACTGTGATTTTATAACACCTTCTTTACTTCTTTCTATGTGTTCTTTCATAGGACCACCTTCTATCATCGTACTCTTTCTAATAATACATCAAGTGCAACTAATTCTGCAGATGCATTTACGATAAAAAATTCTATACGAACATCATAAGCATTTCTATCTAAATTAGGTATAGAGTCAACTCTATGTAATTCAACCCTTGGTTCATATGTTCTAATTACATTCTCAATTTGCTCTGATAACATAACAGCTGTAATTGGTGAGAGAGTTTCAAATAATGTTCTACGAATATTAGAACCTATCTCTGGGTGAAAGGGTTTTTCATAATGATTAAGTTGTACAAGATTTCTTACACTTCGTTTTATTGCCTCAACATCAGTAAGTTTAGCAATATCTTTTGTAACAACATTATTATTGAAATTAAGATTTAAATCTTTGTATATACGAACACTTCGTTTCTCATTCGTAATACTAGCATCGTAATTTAAACTTCCAGAAGTTGGCATAGATTTCTCCTGATATTATTTATACTAACCTCCTGCGAAAACATCAGGACTTCCTTGTGCAACAGAAGTACAAGCTGTAATACCATCACCAATACGACCACAACCAACATTGTTAACAAAAACTGTTGTTGAACCTGTAGTAATAACTTGTTGATGAGAAGGACAAGGTAAACCAGGTAATACATGAACTGTATTTACATCACCTTGTCGTGATACTCCGATATTGTTTACAAATACATCTTCAGATGCACCAAGTCTAAATGGTGTTGAACAATGTGTGACATCTGCGTCACCTTTTCGTGTTACTGCTGGCATTACTCTTCCTCTCTATCCATAAGTTCGTGAAGTTTCTTATCAAATGTTTCTATGTATTCGTGGTCTTCTTTACTATGAGGTGAAGGTGGTGGTGTCGGATTAAATTTTATTATGTTCTCAAATGAACTAGGTAAATCTTCCCAGTTGGTGTAAGTTTCCACTTTACCATTTACCAGTACAATATATTCTCCATCACCCTTGGCCACGATATCTCTTCCAACTTCTTCTTTTATTTTTATTCATTGTTGATGTTTTCACTTTACCTCTTCCAATCGATGTTCTTTTAAAAGTAGGTTCATGAACTATCACTTGTATTTTTCTAGATTTTCTAGGTGGCATTATATCTCCCTATGATGTAATTTTATTTATGAGTCTAATAATTAAGTAAATAAAAAGACCATACGCAGTTGCAATTGCAATATCTGTTGTATGATATTTTATATCATAAATAAATTGTATTCCAGCTTCTACATCGGACATACCTTCTGAAGCATTAACATTAATACTTTTAGTTCCTTCAAAGTTATCTATACTTTGTTCTATAATTACTGGACTATCATCATGACCCATAACTACTCCTTGTTCAAATCTATTCGTTTACCACGAATATCTATTTTACCTGTAACTCTAGTATCTTGGTTTCCACCATAAGTTTCTGATACACTTCCTGTTACACTTGATGATTGAGATTTTTTAATTGTTTCAGAATGACTACCATCAATCGTTTCAGTATGATTACCTTTAATTACTTCTGTAAGATTACCATCAACTTGTATATCCCAATTACCTTTTACATAAGTTCTACAATTAGAATCTATTGTTAAATTACAATCACCTTTAACATTTACAAATTCAGAACCTGCAACAACTTCATAATTACTTCCAACAATTCTTGTTACCTTATTACCATCAGCATCTACTTCATAAAAAGTTCCAGTACGATGATATTCGTGTATACGCTCTGCAAACGGAGTATCATCAAATTCTACAATGTGACCAGATTCTGTTTCTCTAACATGATTATATGGATATTCAGAACCAACTCTTTTCTTTTCTTCTCTCTCATCATTTGTTTCAGTAGATGTTCCTCGTTCTTCTGTTTTACCTCTTGATGTTTCATCAGTTGTTTTAAGTTCGTCCCAAGTGGTCGTTGTATTTGCTAAAGGTACTTCAAGTGTAGCTGCATCATCTCTACTTGTACGATTACCATGAGTTGCACTTGGTACAGCCAAACGATTTATATCTGATTCTTCTTTTCTTACAGGATATGTGTAGGTATCTTTTTCTTTATCGTAATAACCATAATCTTTATTATCACCAGGGTCACTAAAACCTGTGTCTGTATTTGAATAATCTGATGGTCTACCAGGAAGAGTTCCCATGATTACAGGTTCTTGTAAATGTTGTGAATCTCTAAAGAAACCAATTACCCACGAACCTTGTACTAAAAAAGGTGTTTGACCTAAACCATTCATAGATGGTGTAGTAACAGGCATCATTATTGTTGCCCAAGGTAAACTGTCTGTTGGGATTTTAGTTTTATCTTCTGTGTGATAGCCAAGTGCACGAACTCTGACACGGCCTAATCTCTCTGGGTCGTTTCTATCTTCAACGACACCAATGAACCACATAAAACCATCTCGGCCCATAAAGTATGAATTTTCCATACTCTTATTTATTCGAAATAATCAGTTATCTCTTTGGCCTGTCGATACTCTTCTTTCAAAACTTTTTTTCTTTTCTTTGTAAGTTGAATAATTTGTTTCCACCAAAAAGAACATATATCTTTTTTGTCTTTTTCAAATTGATACTTACGAACCATAGAACCACAATCATTGATTGCTTGTCGTAAGATTTCAGATTCTAATATCATCTTATTAATAGTATTAAAGTTATTATTGTTGTGAGGACTCCAAATAGAAACCCTTTCCACCATTTACTCATTATACTTCATTCCTTATGTTTTGTCAAGTATTTCCATGAGATAGGAAATGCATCTTCACAATGTATGTCTAATTGTTTTGCAATCTGTTGCGTTTCTTTTTGTGCATGGTCATCTAATCGTAAAGCACATACTCTTGCAAAAGCATATAGAGTTCCAGACCATATCCAGTTGGTGTGCATACTCTGTGGTAATACAGAACGAGCTTGTTCTGGTGCAACACCTTTATTTAATAATTTATTGTAAAGACTTACACCTTGATTTAAATGTTCATTTATTTCAGTTTCAATATCAATAGATAGTTTTAAATTCTCACCACTACCTTGTTTACTGTGTTTAGGTTTCTCTCTCCAGTTTATTATGCGATATATTTCTACATCATCAGAAATATATCTACGACTCTCTTCATTCCAAACTAAACCTATTTGATGTTTTACTAATTGTCTTGCAACAAACACTGGTGCCTTTATGCGAAAAGAAAGAAAGGTATGTGCGAAAGGCGACCAGTGATTGTGTTCTGCTAGATAACGAATTAATCGTTCATCTGATTCTTCAAACTCTTCTTTTACTTTTGCGTACGATACTCTAGCTGCATTTACTACAGATAAGTCCGTACCCATTTTATCAATTAACTCTACCCTCATCTTTATCAATCTTATATATTTGTAGAT